AATCAGAAAAGTACGATATTAAAGAAGCAAGCAACCAAGACTTAACTGCTTCTGCTAGAAAAAATTATTCAGAGAACGCTGAGGCTGGCTTAAAAATGATGGGTGGAACTTCAATGGGTTCTAGTGGTATAAATATGTGTGGCTCTCAAGTAGGAAAACACATGGGAGGCCCTAAAATGATGGGTGGCGATGGAAAGAGAAAACTTATGGAAAAAATGCCTTCTGCGCATGAGAGTAAAATTTCTAAGCAAATGGGATTTGCAGATAAAATTGGCGGTATGATAAAGCAAAATATGGCTGGGACTGGTTCTCCAGACCTTAGTTTAAATACTGCAACTTATGCTATGAATAAAGCTTTTAATAAAGCCCAAGATTTAAAGAAAGAAGGGCCATATGTGGGGTTAAAGTCTAGTGTAAGTTCAAAGCGCATCAAACCTAAATTTCATGATGGGTCAGCCTATAACGATGCCAAGATAGATAGAAGAGGGAACATAATCTCGCCAAGCCTAGGACCTGTTCCTAAAACTTTGACTAAAAAAGAAGCAAGAAAAATTCAACGTAAGTAAAAATTAAAAATGGCTTTTAAATTACTAAATCCACCATATAAGAACGAACCTACCCCAGTCTATCAAGCAGACTTGGGGGCAGGTGTTCTTGGTCAAAGCAATAACAATGGAACTATCTTAATAAACAATAAGTTAGACCCAAAGTTTCACGATGAGGTTATTAAACACGAAGAAGTTCATATTAATCAAATGTCAAGAGGAGACTTAGACTACGACGAAAAAAATATTTACTGGAAAGGAAAGGCTTACTCAAAAAGTAATGCTAAGATAGCTATGGCTAGTCCTAAAACATCTCCTTGGGAAGCTGAGGCGTATAAGAAATCAGGTACTAAATATAAAGATAAAAAATACAATGTCTAAGAAATTTAAAGATACAAAGCTAGGTGTTTTTCTAGGTAAGACGGCTCCTCATATTTTAACAATAGCAGGTGATTTATTACCCGATGCAGGAGTTCTAGGAATAGTTAAAAACTTAATTGAAACAGACAAGACTATTAGCCCTAAAGATAAAGCCGAAGCACTTAGTCAAGCTAAAGAGATGTATCAGTTAGAAATAGCAGATAGAGATTCTGCAAGAAGTAGGGAGGTTGAAGTAAAAAAAGCAGGTAGCAAAGATATTATGATGGTAGCTACTGGTCTTGTAGGTTTGTTATCTTTTATTTTTATTATCTATGCCGTAGTGTACGAACCTTCTGTTATGGAAAATGATTTATTTGTTCACTTAATGGGTATGATAGAAGGTGTTGTTATCAGCAACATATTTGCTTATTACTATGGCACAAGTTCGGACAAACAATAAAACATAGGTAATAATATTAGTAAGATAATCTAATCAAATTTAATGCAATGAGAATAACTGACGAGGAACTAGAAGAAATCAGAGAGCAGCAAACTAAAATATCCCAAATTAAACAGGATTTAGGAACGCTAGAGATAAGAAAACACGAAATAATGGGTGTGTTAATGAATATTGACAAAGAAGTTGAAGAAACCAAAACTATCCTTGAGGACAAGTATGGTCGTGTTAACATCAATCTTGACGACGGTTCTTATACGGACGTTGAGGGTGAGGAATTAAAATCTAAGTAATGAGTAGTGTTATAAGAAAAATCAGCATAGGTTCTGATTACAAAAATGATGCAATGCACTACGCTGTAAGTCAGCAAGTGTACGGAGGTCACGAAATATCTAACATTCTCTTTGATGAGAAAGATAATTCTTATAACATCTACATCATAAAAAACGACGAGGTTCTTCCTTGGAAAAAGTTTAATAGCAATATGGCGGTGTCCATAGAGTATGATTTGCAGTATAGGTAGCGTATGAAGAGTGTTTATGATTTTATTGTAAAACCAATCAACGGAAGATACGACAACGTTAAGAAAGTTGGAGATGTTGACCTTATAGTAAATACTAGAATTGAAGAATATAAAAGCATTAGCAAAGTTGCAGAAGTTGTAGCTTTGCCAATGTCTATTAAGACAGATATAAAAGTTGGAGATATTGTTGTTATACATCACAACATATTTAGAAGGTTTTACGATATAAGAGGTAATGAAAAAAATAGTAGAGCTTTTATTAAAGAAGATATGTACGCTTGCCCTCCAGAACAGATTTATATGTACGGAGATAATATACCTCATTTGGATTATTGTTTTGTTAAGCCTTTAGTAAGCCACGATATATTTTCAATTGACAAAGAAAAGCCTCTTGTTGGCATATTGAAGTTTGGAAACAAACAACTATCAAAACTAGGTATAGAAAAAGAAGATTTAGTTTCGTTTAGACCAACATCAGAATTTGAGTTTGTTATTGACGAAGAATTATTATATTGTATGAAATTAATTAACATTGTTGCGAAACATGGACGTAAAGGAAACGAAGAGGAATATAATCCTAGCTGGGCAAGCAGCAGTTGAGGAATTAATAAAAGTAGCTAAAGAGCCTATTCTCGATGAAGAAGATGACTTAACAGCAGACAAGTTGAAGAATGCAGCAGCCACAAAGAAACTAGCTATATTCGACGCTTTTGAAATTCTAAATAGAATTAAGGAAGAAGAGGATATGTTGGATGACAAACCAAAAGAAGAGACTGACAAGAAAAGTAATTTCAAGGGTTTTGCTGAAGGTAGGGCTAAATTTAATTAATATGTACGAACAAACTTTATACAAAGTTCTCGACAATTACATTAAGGCAGCTACAATAAAAAAGAAGAACAGACACAAAACGTGGAAGTATGGTTACGATGCTGACCACGATATGGTTGTTATAAGTAAAACAGGTAAGATAGGAGAGATTTACGAGATACAAAATCTTAAAATAGCATTACCTGCTGAATCTAAGATTCATAACTTTAAAGACAAAAAATGGAGTAGCATAGCCTACCCTAAAGAATTAAGTAGAATAAAAACAATCTTTGATTGGGGGCAATATCCCGATGAGTTTAAGGAGCAATGGTACGATTACATTGAGAAGGAGTTTGAAAGGAGAGAGCAAGGATTTTGGTTTAATAATAAAGGTGGTAGCACTTACATTACTGGGACTCATTATATGTATTTGCAATGGTCAAAAATTGATATTGGAGCACCAGACTTTAGGGAAGCAAATAGATTGTTTTATATATTCTGGGAAGCCTGCAAAGCCGATTACAGATGCTTTGGAATGGACTATCTTAAAAACAGACGGAGTGGATTTTCATTTATGTCATCTGGAGAAGTTGTTAATCTCGCAACCATGTCTACTGATTCTCGATACGGCATACTTTCAAAGTCAGGGCCTGATGCTAAGAAAATGTTTACCGACAAGGTTGTACCAATATCAATCAATTATCCTTTCTTCTTCAAGCCAATCCAAGATGGTATGGATAGACCGAAAACAGAATTGGCATATAGAGTACCTGCTTCAAAGCTTACAAGAAGGAAGCTTGACTCTAATGAAAAACCAGAAGATATCAAAGGATTGGATACTACGATTGACTGGAAAAACACAGGAGACAACTCTTACGATGGAGAGAAACTGAAATTACTTATACATGACGAATGTTACGCTCCTGACACATTGCTTTTAACTGAAGGTTTTAAGTTTAAAAAAATTAAAGATTTAAAAGAAGGAGATAAAGTAATTGTAGAAGGAGGCAGTATTAAATCCATTGCTAAAACAACTAATGGGAATACTCATTTATATACCATAAAGCAACCTTACGGTAAAGATTATACTGTAACTGAAAATCATAGATTAGTATTAAGAGATAATTACGGGAGTCGTAAAAATAAAACAATAACAATAACAGCAAAAGAATATTTTGGGTTTTCTAAAGAGCATAAACGACATATAACTAGGGTAACATCGGAAGGTTTAGAATCTAAAGATTTTGGTTTAACAATTCCACCATACCTATTAGGATTGTGGTTGGGAGATGGTAAAAGTAAAGCTTTTTCTATTATAGTGAATAAGATAGAAGAACCAGAAATATTAAATTATTTAGGTAGAATTTCTACCATGATGGGTGTTCCTTTTAAATTAACTAAAACAACATCTAAAAAATGTGTTAATTTTAATTTTGTTGGG